TTTTCCATAACACCTACTAAGCAAGCGTGGCAATTACCGCATCCACCTTTTTCCAACTCCGCTTTTTCTGTTGCTAGTTGACGCAGCATATCGGCGGCAGTTTTTAAATCAGCCCAGTTTTCAGGTCTGCCTAATTCCATCTCTAAGTTTGCAGCTTGTTCTAGGTCATCTGCTAATTCGTATGCGTTCATATCATCCTCCAATAAGTTGGCGGTAGGGACTGGCGTACCAGTCCCGTTCCGAATGGGTTTAGAACAACTTGGCTTTGGGTGCATTGGCTACTGCACCTTCGAGTACAAGTTCGAGTCCGTCCAAGGTGTCACACTTGAGGTACAGAGCACCACCTGCTTGTGGCGGTGCAACTACACGGAAGGTGTTGTTCTTGACGTTAGACTTTACGCTCTGTACCTCAAAGGCAGAGAACGTACCGTTCTCGTTGACCTTCTTGGCTACCACAGTAATGGTAAAGGTAACGGGCTTGATGGACTTCTTCACTGTTGCTTGCATAGTTAACTCCTGAAGTTGGTTAAGTTTACATTACATCTTTGACACCACAGCGATGTCGCTGGGGTCAGGGTCAGATTGCCCGAGCCACGAAAAAACGCAAACACAGGCTGGGCAAGGGTTTGCGAGGAAGTGAGCGGTCACTCACGAGGGTCGGCTGAGTTGTGTAATTTTACAAGGTCAGGCAATAATCTAACACCGCGAATACCAAAGACAAGAACGACTGTCAAATACAAAACTTAGATTGTTAGGAATTCGTAATAAAATCAATGGCTTAGAGCGGAATAATCTACGTGAGGCAAATAATCTAGTCAAGTTAGGGTGACAATACACCGCAACATGTAGCCGCCTTCCTTTACTTTACAGTCATATCCGCCCATGAAAGGGCGTATGTGTATATTGTGTAGATTATTTAGATTATTTAGATTGTTTACACTCTCTCATGGCACTATTCCCAATGGAATCAACCACTTACGAGTGTCAAGTTAGGCCTTACAACAATCTAAAAATGCACATGTCAAGTTAGATTATTGCCTTAGCCCCTAGATTATTGAGCCATACCGCGTCAAAAGTGTCATGGCTGCACCCCCCGGCGTATGGTTTATATATACTATATATAAAATGTAAAGTTTTAGGCAATAAAAAACCCGGCTTTCGCCGGGCTTGTGGTTCAGAACAGTGCCATTGCCAACCATAACGTTACATACAACACTGGTGCAATGATGATTGCTGCTACTTCGGGGTGCTTCTCGCAGAACTTTTCCATGTCTTTCTCCTGTAAAGTTGGGGGGAGGGAGCCTTTCGGCTCCGCTCCTGTGGTTACTTCATGTGTATCCTGACGTTTTCGGGTGGGATTCCGTCGTCAATCAACTCTTGCTGGAACTGTACAGCGTATCTGTCACGCTTGAACCAGCGAAAGTAGATTGAATCGCCTTCTATCCACTTGACTACAAACCGATTGGTCTCTTGTTTGCGACGCTTGCGCTCGCCTGCTACGTATACACTCATGGAATTCTCCTTCATTGTGCGGTTAGAAAGGGAGCCGGATTGCTCCGGCTCCTGAGGTTTAGAACAACTTCCGCTTTGCGGTGACTGCCTTAGGCTCGTCGTCGGTTACAATTTGCAGACCGTCGAGGCTGAGAGCCTTGAGGTAGATTGCGCCGCCTGCCATTGGGGGAACCGAGGTCTTAAACTCGTTACCCTTGATTGGCTGCTTTACAACCTTTGCCGTAATGCCCGAGAGCGTACCGTTCTCGTTGATACGGGTTGCTGTGATTTCAACCGTCACAGTAACGGGGGCAATCGACCGCTTAGCGGTTGGAGTGCGCTCACTCATGGTTTTCTCCTAACAAGGTTAAAGAACAGCAGTCTTGCGACTGGTCGGTAGCACTGCGCTATCGACACTTTCAGATTGCCAGACTTTACAGAATTGTCAAATACGCCTGAAATCAGGGGCTCGCGGTCGCTTGCTCGGTCGCGCTGGCTTGCGCTGTGGCTGGCTGGACGGGGGGGACATGGATTGGACTTGAGCACCGCCCCCCTGTATATAGTAAAGCCCTTAAACCAAGACCCAAAAAAAGGAACGTGTAAAGTTAGCGAAAATTCCTAACTTCCCTAATCTCCGCATAACCCCCAAAACAAAACTTGTTGACACGTTCGTAAGACAACATGTTATATTGCGGTTATGGATACCCTACCACTACACCACACCAAGTGGTCAGATAGGCTGGCGTTCGACATCGCTCTCACTCTGGAGGGCAGCGGCGAGACTTTGCAAGAAGTCATGAACCGTCACAAGATTGCCGCATCTGACATCATTGCCTTCAACGCCGACCCGGTGTTTCTGAAGAAGGTCGAGCATTACCGAGATGAGGTGCGGGAGAAAGGGCTGACGTTCAAACTCAAGGCCCGCGCCCAAGCGGAAGAACTCCTGACAACTTCTTGGATGTTGATTCATGACCCGGCTGTATCACCAGCGGTCAAAGCCGACCTGATTAAATCGACGGTAAAGTGGGGTGGACTGGAGCCGAAGAACGATGCGGTTGTCGAAGGCAACGGCGGCGGAGTGCGCATCACCATCAATCTGGGCAGCGACCCCAAGGATGCACGCACCATCGAAGCAGATACTACTGAGGTAACGGATGTCACTGCCATTGAGTCTGGACAATAAGTTCGACCTTACCTATGACGGTATGAGAGCCGCACGGTTTGTCAGTGCGAGCGAAGCCCACAACACGGAGACTGCACTACGTGAGTATGGAGTATCCTATAAGACCAAAATCGTAAAGCATAAACGCCGAGGACGTGAGTTCTGGGTGATGCTTGTGGAGGTACACAATGGCACTTGACATTAACTATACACCGCCGCCAACTGGCAAGAAGTTCATGGAGGATAACTCGAAGATGCGAGTCCTCATGGGGCCAGTCGGTTCGGGTAAGTCGGTCACGTGCTCATTTGAAGTCGTACGTCGGGCGTCCATGCAGCATGTGGATGCAACGGGAAAACGGCGCACCCGTGCAGCCATCGTCCGTGAAACTGCCCGGCAGTTGCAAGATACCACCATCAAGACCTTCCTCGACTGGTTTCCCCCGGGTCAGTGCGGGGACTACATGCGCACGACCAAGACTTACTTCTTCCGGGTAGGAGACGTAGAGTGCGAGATTATGTTCCGTGCGCTGGACGATGCGGACGATGTAGCAAACCTGAACTCATTGGAATTGACGTTCGCATGGTTCAACGAGTGCCGGGACATCCACCCAGATATTGTGGATGCGATGTCCAAACGTATCGGTCGTTTTCCGTCCGCGAAAGATGGTGGGCCAACGTGGCACGGTATGTGGGGCGATACTAACCCCCCGACTATGGATACGTGGTGGTACTACCAGATGGAGGGGCTTGACCCGAAGGATGGGGTTTCCCCTAATAACAACGGGTGGGCGGTGTTCAAACAGCCGTCAGGCCGTAGTATCTACGCCGAAAACATCGACAATCTGCCAGATGGCTACTACGACACCCAAGGTCGCTCGGAAGAATACGTCCGTGTCTACATCGACGGCGAGTACGGTCTGTCGTCTGCTGGTATGCCCGTCTACAAATACTTCAGACCGGACTACCACATGGCGCGGGAAAGACTCCGGCACATCAACAACGGTGTGCGCCCTATTGTGGTCGGAATGGACTTGGGCCTTACACCAGCAGCGGTACTCGGACAGCAAGACCCCCGAGGGCGAGCCCTGATACTGGGAGAGTGTGTCTCATTTGACATGGGTGTACAGCGATTCGTGCGTACCATGCTCAAGCCCATGATTTACGAGCGGTTCGGCGGGGCTCCCATCATGATTGTCACAGACCCTGCGGGGATTCAGCGGGCGCAGACCGATGAGCGCAGCGCAGTGGACATCATCAAGGCGGAAGGTCTCAAGGTCATCCCAGCCAAGACCAATAACATTTCGGCACGTATCAATGCGGTGGATGACTACCTGATGCGTCAGGTGGACGGCGACCCGGCCTTCCTAGTTGACCCGTCATGTACCCAACTCAAGGCGGCGATGATGGGTGGATATAGGTACAAACCCAAAGGCGACGGCGACATCGAAAAAAATAAGCACTCCCACGTAGCCGAGGCGTTACAATACCTCATGCTCCATATCGCTAGTGTTGGCGAGGGGAATTATTTACCCCAGCGTCGGGACATCAAGCCCGTTGCAAGCCTAGGCTGGACTTGATATGATGCTTATGCTGACTTCTTTGCAGCAGTTGTCACCTCCCCACCTCTCCTTCAGTGGGTTCCGTGCCTCCGGCTTATACCCGGGGGCACATTTTTCTTGTCGAATTACTTTGACAGCCTGTATACTTCTTGCTATGTGCACATTACAATATATAGTAGTGTGACGAACAGGAGGCTACGCAATGGTCAAGGTCAAACATCACAAGGACTACACCATCTTTTCAGACAACGAAAAGATGGACACCAGCGGCATGGCAGGTAAACCGAAGCCGATGAAGGCTTTTGAGTGGAAGCCCCCCGTGATGACCATTGAAGACATCATGGAAGTCCAAGAGTACAAGACAAGTAAGCGTCCCGATACTGAGGAAGATTAAATGGCTGCTGGGCTTACATTCCTGCGCGTAGTGTCAAACGCCGAACTTGAGAAGCAAGAACAAGAAGCGGCGCAAAAGGCATTGCAAGAGAGACAGAACCAACCGATGGTGTTGGGGCTGGCTCAACATATTCGTATGTGTTGGGATGCTGCGAAGATTGCCAAGAAGCCCATTGAAGACAAGATGCTCATGGCGATGCGCCAACGCAACGGTGAGTATGAGGCTGACAAACTAAGTCAGATTCGGCAGCAGGGCGGCTCTGAGATTTACATGATGATTACTGAAGTCAAGTGCCGCGCAGCGGAATCTTGGCTCCGTGACATCCTGCTCGATAGTGGTACTCCACCGTGGGACATCGTGCCTACTCCCATCCCTGACCTGTCTCCGATGCAGCGTCAGGAGATTCAAGACATCTTTGCTACCGAAGTGCTGACCATGCTGCAAGAAACGCAGCAGGCTCCGACTAAGGAGGAGATGCAACAACTCAAAGAGATGGTCTCCCAAGACTATCGCTTCAAGATTCTGCAAGACGCACAGAACCGTGCGGACAAGATGAAGTTGAAGATTGAAGACCAGTTCGCACAAGGCGGCTGGGCTGACTCGTTCAACGACTTCATCACTGACCTTGTTACTTTCCCATGTGCCTTCATCAAAGGCCCGGTAGTGCGCCGTCAGCGTGCTTTGGGTTGGAAGACCGTCATGGGTAAAACTGTGGTTGAGCCGATTGAACGTCTGGCTCCCGAGTTTGAGCGTGTTGACCCGTTCCGTATTTATCCTGAACCGGGCATCACACGCATTGAAGAAGGCTACATTTTCGAGCACCACCCTCTGTCTCGTACTGACCTGTCTGACCTTATTGGTGTGCCGGGCTACGACGAGGATGCGATTCGTTTGATTCTGGACGAAGGCTCTGGCCCGTCTTGGATTAACGAAGACGTGGAGTTGATTAAGCAAGAGGAGGAGCGCAAATACTACTCCTACATGCGTCCAACCGATGTGTTCGATGCCCTTGAGTTCTGGGGTAAGGTCTCCGGCAAGATGCTCCGTGAGTG